GGTCATAACATATCAATATATTATACTCCAATTCACTATGGATTATCAATTATTTCACAATTATTATTATACTTGCAATTAATATTAGTTGCGGTAAATATTACTTCTCATATTTTACCACATTTTACAATTAGAATTTGACGAATATTTGACGAAATAAAAAAAGAGGGTAGCAATTAAGCTACCCTCTAATACGTTTAGTCTAATTCAATTAATCGGTGTAGTTCGCCATTCACGAACCACATTTCACATGTTACGTTATCACCATCTTTAAGAGTTGCCATGTATAACCCCTCTTTGTTTGGTTGAATATCTTCTGCGAATTGATGTGTTTTTCCTTCAAATGTAAATACTTGTGCCATTGTGTTATTCCTTTCAGTTATAAAGTAATTCTTTCCAACTGTCAATTAACAGTTGATTGTTGCAATCCGTGCAACTCGGAGATATTTAGATCACCATTCCTTTACTGTGTAAAGTGCGCTAGCGCCCTCTAAATGTTGTCCATTGAAATGTGTTAACACTTCAAATTTACCTGCTTGATAGCCTATGGTTTCATAGGCTTTATTATCTATCAAAGTAACACCAGCTTTTATCTTATGTCCTTTGTTTAGATTGATTTTGTACACATCGACTTTTTGTTCATCGGTGTTAGCAACTACTGCGGTTCTATCAGATTTTTCAGTAGCCACTTTTGGTAGGTTAGGATTGCTATGTGCAATATCCTGTTTTACCTTTTCAGCTGCGACTTCAACTGTCGGCGCTTGTGTGTAATATGTCGCTATCGGTTGAGTTCTTTCTTTTTTGGAAATGACTCCCTGTGCTTCCTGTTCAGTAACATGAATTGCTTTTGACAATTCTTTTGGTGATTTCGCCTGTTCTTGTGTGATTACAACAGGTTTTTCTAATTGTTTTTGTTTGTGATGATATATCCATATACCTACAATAGCTATAAAAACGCATAGGGCAATCGCTATGGCTATTTTGTAGTGTCCCTTGATAGTTTGTACCAACTTACTAATTAACATGGCTTACACCTCATTTAATTCATTTTGTAGCATTTCCAATGCTCTAAACTTTTCATCGGCGAAACGTTCGTTTAAGTTATCACGTAATGCACTATTGTTCCATTCTGTACTCATACATACATCATAGATACAAGCGATGATGTCATAGTCAAAGCGTTTATCATCTACGTAGGATAGGTTAGGCAATTCTAAATTCAAGGCCTTTTCCATTAACTTCAATGCATCGTTGAACATATCGATGATATTACCTACGCCATATTGTACTGTTCTACTCCATATCACATCTTTCAATGTGTCGGAGTGCTTATCTACGTGGAACATATTGTCTTGTAATAACTTACATGCTACATCATAATATTTAGCCTTGATGTAGTCATGTTGCATTTGTGCAAATCCTTGTCTATCAATAGCCCCCAGTTCTTTCCATTGGTCGATAAACTCATCACTATTGATTTCGCCACTATCTACCAATGCTCTTGCGTAGTCGGTGTAGTACCCACCTTGCCGTAACCCCCAACCTAGAAATTCACCAACGCTACCGCAATTACTAGCTAATTGATATGTTCCATAAGAAATACCACCTGCATCATTAACCCCACTTGATACACAAGCAGGGTCTCCATTACTTTCATATACCGCACTTAATCTGCCTAATTCCATTTTTGTTGCTCCTTTCTATTACTTTCACGTCCGCCTAGGTATCCAACCAAGCCTGACGATATGCTCATCGCCAACTCGTTGTAACCATATAGGATAGCCATTATATTTACAGTTCCTAATATGATGATTGTCAGTACTTCTCGTATACTTATTTTTTCAATCATTTAATCGCTTCCTTTACCGATTTAACGAAATCAATCACTTGTTTAAATAGCCCTATCGCACGTTTGAACCACCTCGTTTCTACTAATTCGAGTTCTATCATGTTTTCCACGCACGATGCCAATTCGATAAATATAGGTATCAAATACAACAATGTGCATAGGAATACATCAACACGGCCCAATACAGGTACTACTACATCAGGCAATGTTAATAGAATAAACGCTAATAAAAAAAGCCACGGATAGGATTTGACTAATTTCTTAGTCATATCCGCTCGTAGCTTGCCACTTACTAAAAATCGTTTAGGTTTTCCGTTAATTTCTACTACCGCCCAACCTCTCCATAGGATAGCTAATATAGTATTTTTGATTGTAACTTCTCTCTTTGTTGCTAGATTGTAATTCCTTGCTTCAACTAGCACTCGTAAAATTGTGTCTATAAACACAAGAATAACTGTTGTGAATATAGCTAATGAAATTCGTACAGCCTCACTCACGTTAAACACCTCGTTAAATATTGGAATAAAGATTTCTACCATACTAATCTCCCTGTCTTGAAATTTTAAACCAAGTTCGATTTCTCCCTGTTTCTCTAGATTTATCAAATATTATCCAACCCTCACTTGTTATTGATAAGGTAGCGCCGACTCCTTTTTTGTAGCTATATACAATTGTTGTATTTAAACCACTTGGTATTGTGAGAGTACCTGTTGTTGTATTTGTGGTATTAAATTCAACCAAATATCTACCTTTTGGTAGCCATACAGTAAATCGTTGTTCAAAGTTACTGTAATCATGTTCATAATATATTGGTTCGAATAATATAGGGTTTTGTTGCACATAATATTTAGTATTATCGATAATAACATATATATTGTTATTGGATGGTTTTTCTGTAGACAATCTAGCATAGTAGGGTTTATCGCTCATCGCAACTTTTAAATATTTACTATTCCCTATATCACGGATCTCATCGGTCATATTAAATGAACCTGTACTAGCACCACTTATTGTAATATTAGCCATTTACACCCACCTCAATCGTACCTTTGTTACTCCACAATTGAACACGGCTATTCAATGATGTTTGTACTCTCCCCCAAGAACCCCATTTATCAGCCATGAAAGTACGATGATAGGTTTCACCATTTAATGTATGCAACGTATGGTCGATTAGTTTACCATCACCAAAGTTAAGTACAATCAGCATACCTTGTTTGTGCGAACGTGGCGGATTATTAGCACCACCATCGAAATTAATTTCATAGCACCCTTGCGTTGTGAGTGTATTCCAATCTGTTGCGGTATCTAATTTAGAGTAAGGAAAACCAAATGAACCTGCATCATCTTTTTTGACAAACACTTCGTCCGCTTTAGCCTTGCTATAAATCGCCTTGTCATAATGTTTAGTAGTTAATACTGTGCTGCTATCTGTGCCGTCATAGTGTTTTAATGTAGTACCGGTCAAATATACAGGTACGCTAGGGTCTCCCAATTCTACCGCATCAGATGTGGATACTTTACCGATACGCACACCATGTCCATCGGTCTTTTTGCCCTCTAGTAATATATTATTGTTGAGTACAATCGCACCGCTTACATTACCGCCTGTGAGTTTCAAATAATCTAGGCTTGCCAATCGAGCCGTATTGATTGAGTTTTGATAATCTCTGTTTGGATTGCCTACATAAATATCGACTTGATGCCGTTTACTAGGTTTTTCTGTTAATACCGCAAAATAGAATTTGCCGTTGCAGTATGCTATATCTTCAATTTCAGTAGTTCTATTGATTTCAATAATCTGTTTAACTGTTCCGAATGGTGTACATTCTACCAAACTACCGAGCGTTGCACTCATGATGCATCCGTTAAGCATTAATGCCCCATTGTTGTTGAAATCATCGTATTGGTAGTCAATTTGGTACGTTTTCATTTTTTGGAAATCATCGTTGTACAAGTTGACTTCACGTAAGCGTTGTTGACCGCTAATTGGTACGATACTCACATAAGTTCGTGTGATAGGATCATATCCAATATTAAATACACGCTCATTCAATGTGATGGTCTTTTCAAATGTCATAGTATCCGCATTGAATACAGATAGGTTATTACCATTCTTCAAACCATTAGCAAGATAAATCTTATTAGTATATTTGTTGTAGCACATAGTGTTACAATGGCCCATTTTGTCAGGGTCACTAAACTTATATGTACCTACAATTTCAAATGTATCTGGATTTAGTTCATATAAGTTTTGTTTTGTACCATCACCATTAATACAAGCTAACACAAATACATTCTTTTTATCATTATAGGTAAAGCCTTGACATTGGTTGACCTCATCACCATATTGGATGTTTTTAACAAAGGCGATGTTGGATGCACCTTTTAACATTGGTGTTTCTGTAGGATAGAACGGCTTGATGTTATTGTATGTACCCATATCCATAACACTATCAACTGTATCAAATGAAACATGCTCATTCACTTTGTAGATGCCATTAGGGATTAACAATATTTTGTTTTTCAAATTATCATTAGCACGTTTGAATGCTGTGGTATCATCAGCTACACCATCGCCAACTGCCCCAAAGTCTTTAACAGATACGATGCCATATAGGCTATCTTTAGGAATAAACTTTGTATCTGCTTCGGTCTTGGTAATCAAACCACCGCCATTAGGCAAGGCGATTTGTTCCGCTTTACTAGCTGCGACTTCTGCACGTTTCGCCGCATCTGTTGCCTTGATAGCGTTACTTGAAATTGATGTTTGTTTATTATCAATGTCAGTTTTAAGTGTACGTGCTTGACTAACCAACTCATTAATATCACGCTTATCAAC